TGCTCCTCCACCTAATACACCTCCAGTACCTAACAGACTTGTAGAGCCACCGCCAGCAAGTGAATTTGGACTAGGTGTTGTATCATAATGTTCTTCTCCAAAACCTCTTGGAGCACTACCTTCTGATACTGGGCCTCTTGTATAGAATACTGCTTCGTAATCTACAGACATCATGCTCTGTACAAAATCACTTACAGTTTGGTCCATACTATCGTGTTGCCACTTACTAATAATTGGATTTATTAAAGTAAATGCTGTATAACGTTTTCTTGATAATTGATAAATTATGATACTTCTAAAAAACGGTTCAAAACTATCATTATCAAATCCATATCTAAATTGGTTATACTGTTCTCCACCAAAAGCATTTCCACGATTGTAGGGGCTTGTAGTCTCAGACGCTTGCTTATATCCTCTTACGTTTCCTAACGGATTTCCTGCACTGTCAACTTCTGCATAATTTCCGTCTCTGTAATAGTATCTATAATATGCTTCCCACATTGCAGTAGTAACACCAAAATTGTCATCGTGAAATGTTATCATTACAGGATCGTAATCTAAACGTTTTTGAACAACTTTCTTTTTGTTATACTGGTGTTTAGTATCAACTTCAACACTAAATTTAGGAAGGTCAACTGCTTTTACAAGCATGTTTAATTCATTCTGATGTTTCTCAGTTAACTGAGGAATAACAGCACTTGCTCTTGGATTTATGTTAAATGTAACATGATAAAGAAATTTTTGTTTAGGAGCAAGCCTAAAACTATCGCCAACATACAATCTACTTGCATGTTGAAAATCTGCTAGGTTACCTTTAGGATTACTAGCACCTGAAATTACATTATCTAAAAAGGATCTATTACTTGCCATACTAATATTTATCCTTTGATATTATGTATGCAGATAATAAAAAAGGGAGCCGAAGCTCCCTTTTAATTTGTTAAAACACTCTCTAAGTCTTATTGACCACCAGCACCTGTTGCTAGAGTATTAACCGTACGTCCGATTGCTGTACCAATTCCAGTACCTTGCGGTGTTTGAATTGCGTTATCATAACGTATGTTTAATGTTACAGTTACAGGCTCTGAAGTTGAATATGCTAATGAATTATAGTTAGCACTTTCAATAAAGCAACCATACAGTTCGAATGTTTCTAAAACTGTTACTGCATTTGCGCCGTTGCCGCCATCAGTGATTTCAATTCTTGTTACGAATTTATAATCTGTTCCTGATGCCGCACTAGACTGTTCGAAGAAATCGAATTGTTTCTGTAGCTGTTCGCCAACTAGTTTTTGTACGTTATTACTTACATCATCACGTAGTGTTAATGTAATTGCTTCCCAAGTATGTTTACCTGCATAGTAAACTTTTGAGTTGTACACGTCTAGTGTCATGTTTTCAAATGACAAGTTAGGTCTAGTTACATCTTGTACTTGCTTCGTTAGTTCTGTTGTCGGTGTTGAAACTCCAAATCCTTCTAGAAATACTCTAAAACGATATTGTAGTTTCGGCATCAACAAGCCTTGGTTGGATGCAGAAGCGTTGCTATCCAAAGGCACAGTTAATTTTGAGAGTGTTGAAATTGCCATGTTATATGCTCCTGTTATATATATTTATCAACTTATAGGCCTGCTATTTCACCGGTATTTTTCAAGCGTAGCGGTATGTAGATAAACTCAACTGCTTTCACAGGTTCAATAGCTATGTCTACATGCAACTCATTACGATCAATTCTATTCGGTGTGTTGTTTGATTCATCACACACAACTAGGAAGTCATAAAGTGCTCGTTGTCCGACTAATTCTAATAGTAGTGCATCCACTTGCTGTTTCATCTCATCACGTGTGATCTTGTCATTTGGTTCAAAGATAAACGGTTTAGCAAGTTTGTTTAACTGTGAACGTAAGTAAATTACAAGTCTTGCAACATTGATTCTATCCAATGCACTTGCATTTCTTGCTCTTGTCTTTTGTCCAAAGTTAACTAGGCCTGCACCTGTTAAGAATGTTATTGGGTTAATGTTTAGTGAATATAGTGTATCTCTTTGACCTTCGTTAAGTGCTACACTTACAAATTCACCTTCACCGTCAATGTATCCTGCCGCACTTGCGTTAGTAATACCACCACGTCTTGTACCTGCTGGTGCAAACCATGGATAGCTAACTTGATCGCTCAGTGCCATTGTTCTTAGTATACCGTGTGATGCTGGAACAACTACGTTATTACCTGCATTATCACTTGTAAACAAGCTAGGGTAGAACACACCTAAGTATTCATCTCTAGACACTAGTCCGTTGTCGTTATCTTCAACTGCTAGGTTAACATTGTTACCCCAATCATTAATTGATGTTGCGTCTGGTGTAAGTCTCATCGGACTGTCACCTACGATAAATGCTGTTAAACCTCTATCGTTGTTTAGACTAATCATTTCACCAATTAGTTCTGGATAGTTTGGAGTAGCCATTACGTTAAACAATCTTGACTCATCGTCTCTAATGTCTTGGTTGCTGTTTACTAGGCTTTGTAGAGCTTGTACAACAACTTTACGCTGTGCTTTACGTCCAAATGTACCTGAACCGTCTTCTTGGTTTCCTGACTCAGTTACCCAACGATGTGTGTAGTATGCATCCATTGACTCATCGTTAAAGCGTGTATTATCTAATGAAGTATTAATGTAGTTACGAACAAACTTCTTAACATTAAATCCAGAACGTCTTAGATTCCATAACAACATACCTTTTGGATATAGTGCTGGATCTGGAGCGTCTGGGTCTAAGAAGTTGCTGTTTAATAATGTTGCAATGTCGCCTGCTTCACCACTGTTTGAACCTTGAGTGTTGTAACGTGCATCTGCAAATAGTACACCATCTTCTGTTGTTTGATCGCCTTTGTCTATTAAGTTCCATTTTGCTGTAGTAGCATTGTACTTGTAGATAGTTGGATAGTTTTCAATATCTGCTGTATCAATCCAAAGATCACCAGTTTTTAATGCTGTGCCATCTGATTGTAAAGTTGGCTCTGTTGCACTAACAATTGGTCCTGCTGGATCAGTTTTTTCAGCATCACTAGCATCATAGAATGGACTAGTTGCATCTAAATAACCTACCCATGTGCTTCCGTTATGGATCATAATATCCACTTCGTCAACAATTGAGTTATACCATAGAGCGCCATCTGCCGCTAGTGCATTTGGTGCATCTTCACTTGCAGTATAACTTAGTACTTTCCAGTTACTTGCTACAAAATCAAATGTAGTATCACCTGCAGGAGCCGCATATAAATTAGGAGATCCGTTGTTTGCATCAACAAACGCACTTAATCCTAATGTTGTAAGGAATCCAGCTGTGTTACCAAGTCTGAAGTCTCCACCTTTACTATGTGAAATTACAACTCTGTTAACACTATCAACACTTGCACTTACGTTTGCTAAATTCACTGCGTTAATGCCCTCAGCGATTGTTTCAGCGTCACTAGTAGTACCATTACATGTTACATTTACTGTGTATGTAGCACTTAGAGATGAACTACCAATTGTTGTTTCTGCAATAGTAAATTGATGTGCTCCGGATGCGATTGTTCCGGTTTCAATTTTTTTAGTTGTAATTGAAGTTGGACTTACAGCATTTCTTCTGTAAATTTTAAAATCAAACAAGTTAGGTGAATCTTCAGCAATGTTGGTTTGAGCGTACAACGTACCAACAGCAAGATTTTCTCCGCCGCCTGTTTTGTCTAAAGTGTTTAGTGCAGTTTGGTTATCCGCATATACTGGAACAGAAGCGTCTTCCCAAAGTTTGGTAGTATCATTCCAAACTTTAACACGCACTTTAGCACCTAAATTAGGATCTGTAGTTTTAAACCAAACAGAACCTGTAGGTCTTACTTCAGTGTCTGTTGCTTTAAATTCCGGAACATTTGTATGTGGAGCAATGCTTAAAGCAGGAGCCCAATAGTCTTTTGTTCCATCTATACCTAATGTAGTTAACGGAGTACCAGTGCTATCAGCAATATCAATGTTTGCATTGTTGCCGACTTTTACATAACTTCCGTTACTATAAAGTGTAATTTTGTTATCTTCAATTTTAGCTGTTACACCTGTAGTAGCTGTATCAGCGTTAATATCTGCAACAACTTGTGTTAATGTAGTGCCTGTGAAAGTAATTGTTTCACCGTTAAGATCAATTGCATCACCAATATTAAATGATGCCGCATTTGATGCTACACTACCTTGTAATGTAGGCCAGCTGTTTTTCCATGCCGCACTTCCTACTTTTACCCAAGAATTGTCACCGTTTTTGTAATATAATCTGTTCCAAGTAGTTGTTGCAACTAGAGCATATTCTCCCATTGAACCTACTGATGGTTTTGGATCTCCAGTTTCGTCATTACCGACTAATTTTGTTTTATCAGTAATAACAGTTGGAACTTTATTTGTGAATGTTTGTCCGCCTGTTGTAGTAATTGCATTACCGTTCCACTCAAAAAGACCAAATCTTGAAATTTGAGTGTCTAGCCAATATGTTCCATTTGGTGGGTTTGCACTTGGCGCTTCTGATGTTGCATTTAATTGACCTGTGTCAATATCTGCTCTTACAACATAAGCTCTGCTTGCTACTCCTAGATATGAGTAAGCCGCTTGTAATCCATATTCATTAAGCTCTCCGCCATGAACTGGATTGTTATTTGAATCTACTATAAACT